CGACCGCCGCCTCCGTCGAAAATCTCTCTCCGCCCACACACCGCGACCCTCCGTGTGTTGTTACATGAGTCAGCAATTGCGGCTCACGGGGACCGCCACCCGGCGCCGTACGGGCCGGATCCGCCGGGGCCTCGACGACACGGTCCGGGCCATGCGCCAGACCGGGCGGCTCGAGGCGGTCGACGCCGGCCTCCTGGCCCTGGCCCGGGTGGCGGCCGACGAGCTCGACGCGGCGTGCCGCGACACCGACGAGTCCCGCTACACCCGGGCGACGCTCATCGGCCGCTACCACACGGTCCTCGACGCCCTGGTGAACCGTGACATCGGCGACGATCTCGCCGACCTCGCCGACCTGTTCGCCGAGGACCTCGACTCCCCGCCGCCCTGAACGCCCCACGAGAGGGCCCGGGGTGGCCCGGATCGCCGCCCTCCTGGGCCGGCCCCTGGCCCCGTGGCAGCGGGCCGTGGCCGATGTCGCCGGCGAGGTCCTCCCCGACGGGCACCTCGCCTACTCCCGCGTGGCGCTCATCGCCCCCCGTCGGGCCGGCAAGTCCGTGCTGCTGCTGGCCGAAGGCCTCGACGCCGGCCGGCGGGGCCGGGGCCGGCGGGCCTGCTACGCCTCCCACCGCCGTGAGACCGCCGCCGCGATGTGGCGCGACGACTGGCTGCCCTGGGTCGACGAGTCGCCCATGGCCCGCTTCATCGCCACCCGCCGGGCCAACGGATCCGAATCCATGACGTGGCGCCACACGAGGAGCGCGCTCCGGCTGCTCCCCCCGGACGGGGACGCGATGCGCAGCCTGGCGGCGAACCTCGTGATGGTCGACGAGGCCCGTGAGTTCACCCTCGGCCAGGGCTTGGCCGTCGAGGCCGGTGCCCTCCCGACCCTGGCGACGGGCGCCGGCGGCCAGTTCTGGGTCACGAGCTCGAGCGGGGATTCGGATTCGGAGTGGCTGATCCGGTGGCGCGACGTCGGCCGCCAGGCCGTGGCCGAGGACCGTGACACGGGAATCTGTTACGTCGAGTTCGCCGCCCCCGACGGTTGGGACCTCGACGACGAGGCCACGTGGTGGGCCGCCCACCCCGGCCTGGGCCACCACGTCAACCTCGACGCCCTGCGCACCGACCACGCCCTCATGGATCCGGACACGTTCGCCGCCGAGTACCTCGGCGTGTGGCCCCAAGCCCGGGTGGATCACGAGCTCGTCGACGCCTGGGCCGCCTCGACCGACCCCACCACCCGGCTCGTCGGCTGGCCCGTCTTCGCCGTCGAGACCTCCGTCGAGCGGGACCGCACAGTGATCGTGGCGGCGGGCCGGGACGAGGGCGGGCGCCTGGTCGTCGAGGTCGTCGACGACCAACCCCATGGCCCGTGGCTCGACGAACGCTTGGCCCAGCTCGTCGCCGACCACCACCCCCTCGCCGTCGCCTGGGACGCCGGCGGCCCCGTCGCCGCCAGCCGCCGGCTGCTCGAGGAGCTCACCGCCCCACCCGCCCCGCTCAACACCCGCGACGTCGCCGCCGCCTCCGGCGCGTGGCATGACCGGGTCATCTCCGGCGGGGTGATCCACCGCGACGACGACCGCCTCACCACCGCCGTCGCCGCCGCCCGGCGCCGCACCGCCGGCGGCGGCTGGCTGTATGACCGCCGCCAGGGCCCAGCCCTCCCGATGATCGCCGCCGCGCTGGCCGCCTGGGCCCTCGAGGACCGCTCCCGCACACCCCCCACCATCACCTGATTCACGATTCACGAATCGTGTATTGAACCGCTCAGTCGTCCTGTAACCGCGTGGGGGATGACCGGGGGTGATCCCCCACCCCGACCCGTCTGGGGCGGTCATGGCCCATCCTGGGCGTGTTACCGGCCACGATGGTGGCGTGGCCCGCTTCCGGATCCGATCATTGCCACCACCACCGGCACCGCCGCCGGGCACCAGGGCGTCGGGCCCAGCGCCGGGCCCGGCGTCGCCGGTGGAGGCCGCCCTCGCCGAGGTGCTCCGCCAGCGTATGAACGGCGAGGACCTCGACCCCTGGCAGCTCCCCGTCGTGGTCGCCTGCCGCGGGTTGATCGCCGACACGATGGGCCAACTCCCGCTCATCACCCTCCAGGGCCGCCGGCCGCTGCCGCGGCAACCGACGCTCACGCTGCGACCGAACCCGCACGAACCGCGGTGGCTCACCTTCCATCGCCTCGCCAATCAGTTGACCCGGCCCGGGTACGTGTTCCTGCTCGTCACCGACACGGACGCGTCGGGCCGGGCCGCGGCGGTGCGGGTCATTGACGCCGCCGACGCCGCCCCGACGTTCGATCCCGTCACCGGCGATCTGGACACGGTGAGCGTGAACGGCGTCGAGCGGGTGCCGGGCCTCGACGTGATCTGGATCCCCTACACCGTCGAGCGCCGCTCGAGCCTCGGCGAGAGCCCGCTGGCGGGGTGCCCCGCCGCCATGGATTTTTTCGCCGCCCTGTTCTCCATGGCCGGTTCGTTCTGGGAGGCCGGCTACCCGAGCCTCGTGGTGAAGGTCGCCCACCGCCTGGCCCCCGGCCAAGCCCAGGACATCAAGCGCCAGCTCATCGAATCCATGGGCGGGCGCCACGAACCCGGCGTGATCGACCAGGACGGAGAGATCGCCGCCCTCGGCTCGAGCGCGGTGGAGGCCCAGCTCGTCGAGTCGATCGCCATGGCCAACGCCGAGGTCGCCCGCGCCTTTCGCATGCCCCCGTCCCTCGTGAACGTGGCGTCGGGGGATTCGCTGACGTACACGACCGTCGAGGGCGAGATGCGCCGGTGGCTGGCCACCGGCCTCGGCGCCTACCTCTCGAGGGTCGAGGCCGCGTTCGATGACCTCACCCCCGCCGGGCAACGGACCCGGTTCGACACGACCGAGCTTCTCCGCACCGACTTCACCGGCCGGGTCGAGGCCTACTCGACGGCGCTGGCCGGCCAGGCCTGGCTCTCGGTCGACGAGGTCCGCGACCTCGAGGGCCTCGACCCGATGACCACCACCACGCCCGCTACCAGCCCAATGACGCTCACCGACGCCGTCCCCGGCGCCTGACCAGGAGGCCCCGATGGCCGCACCTCAAACCCTCAACACCTCAAACCCTCAGCGTGTGCGGGCCCGGGCGCTGGCCGAGGCACCGCCGGCGACGATGATCCACGCCCGCCGCTCGGCCGGCCCGGTCACCGTCGACGAGGCCGGCTCGCTGTACGGGCGCCTCGTCCCGTGGGAGGTGACCGCCAGGGTTTCCGACGACGGCGTCAACTCGTACACCGAGCGGTTCGCCCGCGGCGGCCTCACCGCGTCGGGGTCGGATGTGATCCCGGTCTATGACGGGCACCGCTACAACGGGGCCGGGATCCTCGAGCGGGGCCCGCTCATCGGGCGCCTCGACGACGTCGAGGCCCGCGAGGATGGCCTCTACGGGCGGGTGGTCCTGGCCGACATCCCCGAGGCCGCGCGCCTGCGGGCCCTGGCCCGCACCGTGGGGGCCACGTTCTCCGTCGAGTTCGACGCTCCCACCGCCCCACCCGGCGCCGAGATCGTGCGCACCGGAGCCCGCCTCGAGTCGCTCGCCGTGATGACGCTGCCGCACCGGGGTGCGTTCGCCGGCGCCGAGGTCCTCGCCGTGCGCGCCGCCCCCACCGACCCGCCCGAGGACGAGGAGGACCCGCCCGCCGAGGGCGACCCCCTGGTCGAGGACGACGAGGAGGCCCGTACCGAGGTCGAGGGTGACGCCACCCCCGTCGCGGCCCGGGCCGCCATCCGCCGGGAGGTGCAACGGCTCATGGGCCGGGGCCTGGCCCGCCCCACCGCGCACCCCCTCGCCCGGTTCTCCGGCGCCTACGAGCTCTACGAGGCCGCCCGGGCCTCGCAGTCCGATGAGATCCCGGTCCTGTTCCGTGACGCCTACCGTGCCTACCGGGAACGGGTCACGCTCGCCCGGGCGTTCGTCGACCAGATCACCCCCGACAACCCCGGCGTCATGCCCCCGGGCTGGCTCACCGAAATCTTCGGGATCCTCGACACGGGCCGCCCGGTCATCTCGGCGATCGGCACCCGCCCGCTCCCACCGCAGGGGATGGAGGTCGACTGGCCGTACTACGACGGCGACATGCACGCCCTCGTCGGTGAGCAGGTCACGGAGAAGGCCGACGTCACCAGCGTCAAGGTGTCGTTCAAGAAGGCGTCGGTGCCGATCAAGACGTACGCCGGCGGATCCGACATCTCCTGGCAGCTCATCCGCCGCAGCCAACCGTCCTACCGCGACTCGTATCTGCGGATCCTCAACATCGCCTACGGGATCGTGACCGACAACGTGGTCGGCGACGCCCTCCCGCTCGTGCCCGGCGCCCAGTCCGTCGACTACGACGTCGCCGCCCCGGACCCCGACGGCGCCGCGCTGAAGGCCGCCGTGTTCCAAGCGAGCTCCCTGGTGCAGATCGCCACCGGGTCGCCGGCCTCGTGGGTCCTCGCCGCCACCGACGTGTTCCAAGCCTTCGGCGCCATGCCCGCCATGGCCGCCACCCCCTACGGCACCCAGAACGTGCCGGGCACCGCCACCGCCTCGACGCTCGACGTGAACGTGTCCGGGTTGAAGGTGACCCATGCCCCCGACCTCGCGCCGGGCACGGCGATCGTGTCGAACAATCTGGCCTGCGCGTGGATGGAAGACGGCCCGTTCGTGGTCGCCGCCCCCGTGGTCCCGAAGCTGGGTGAGGACGTCGCCATCTGGGGTATGGGCGCGTTCGCCGCCTTCATCCCGAAAGGGATCGTGCTGCTGGCCAACGCCCTCCCGCTCGCCGACCAGGCCTCGGCCGGCACCCGGAAGAAGTAGCCCGTGACCGACGAGGAGATCGTGGCGGTGGTCGGCGGCCGGATCGCCGCGGTGCTCGGTCTCCCCGCGACGCCCGTACCGGAACGCGTCACCCAGGCGGCGGCCGCCGCCGTCGCGCTCGTCCGCACGTTCCTCTACGGGGACCTCGAGTTCATCAACCCGCCGGGCGACCCCACCCTCCCGGCCGGCGAGGACGCCCTGGTCGGCTACACGGCGCTCGGCGTGCGGGTCTACCACGACCCGGCGTCACCGGGTGGGGTCGTGGGCGGGG